GCCCTACTACCCCGGTGGCAATCAAACGCTGGCGACGGCGAGCGCGGACCCTGCAGCAGCGTTCAGCTTGGCGAATCTGCCATTGCCCGCTACCAACCTGACTTGCGGTTTTGCGCTCAAGGCAGGCGCGGCGGCACCGAAGGTAGCGACCATCGATTACTTCCTGGCAGCAAATGAAGTCCTGCGTTTCTGATCGGAGACCGACATGGCACTCGCTCTCGTCAGAAGCGAGGGGAAAAGGTGTAATCGTTGCGGCGTAGTTAGGCCGGATACGGTTGAACACTACCGTCTTTACAACAAAGGCGGTTCATCTCCTTGGCAGCAGAAGCGCAAGGCGATTTGCCGAGTGTGCGAATCTATTGCTGCCGTTGCATGGACAAAAGCGCACCCCGAAAAATATAAGGGGATGCAAAAGAAAAATTACCAACGGCACAAACCAGCGCGCCGCGCGTATTCCAGAAAGAAGTTGTTTGGGATAACACCAGATCAATTCACGGCAATGCTTGAGGCGCAGGGGTATGCTTGTGCTATTTGCCGAGACAAGAAACAGCTATTCGGTCCTGTCGGTGGGGCGGATTCATTTCACGTTGACCATTGCCACAGGACGAAAAAAGTCCGTGGCTTGCTCTGCTCAAAATGCAATCAAGCGATCGGCCTTTTGAGGGAAGACATTGAAATAATTTCGGCGGCGAAGGCTTATCTCGAAAGGAACCGCAATGAGTAACGTCACATCGGTCCAGATTACGAACGATGGACCGCAAAATGTAACTGTTGCGTTCACCGGATCGCTCGACACGTTTCCTGCGGGACCGATTACGATCCTCGATCCCGCGTTGCTGTCGCAAACGCAGCCGCCGACGACGCAGCTTCGCGTCGATACCATCGACTATGTGTTGCAGGATGGTCTCGTCATTTCATTGCAGTGGGATGCGACAACCGACGTGCCGTTCCTCGATCTCTACGGACGAGGCAATATCTCGACCGGCAAGACTGAGAGCGGGTTCAACAACAACGCAGGCGCGGGCAAGACCGGCAAGATCATTGCGCTGACCAACACGCCCGCTGCGGGCACGTACACCTTCACCATCGTCTTGTGGTGCAAGAAGCAATAGCATGGGGTCGCAGGATTACTTCAAACCCGGCGTTTGGAATTTCTGGTGTCAGCAGTGTGGCCGGAAATTAAAAGCCGACGAGGGCAAGAAGCGATGGGATGGGTTGTGGGTCGGCCCCGAGTGTTTCGAGATCCGCAACCCGCAAGATTTTGTCAGGGGGATACCGGATAACCAGGGTATCCCCTGGTCTACCGGCAACCCGCCGTGGGTCTACGTTGGCAACACCGGCAACGTCGCCATTACACCGAGCCGCACGATGGGTTCGTACTTTTGGAATCGTTACGTGATGGGGTGATAGATGGCTGCAAATATTCAGTTCGTCGATTATGCAACATCCGTCATTCTCGGCGCACTCGGGCCATCGACAACAACCATTCAGCTACAAGCGGGAACCGGCGCGTTGTTCCCGGTCGCGGGCGCGGGTCTGTATTTCTACGCCTCGCTCGCCGATGTTGAAACGGGTGGTCTCAATCAGCACGAAGTCGTCAGGGTAACGAACAAAGCGGGCGACACGCTGACGGTCGTTCGTGGCGGCATCATCGATGGTACGCCGCAAGCATGGGCGGCAGGCTCGCTGATCGAAGTGCGACCGTGCGCGCAGGCGTTCACTGACGTAGCAAATCTGGTGGCCGGTGGCGCACCGACGACATCGCCGTATGTGCTCGCCGCGTCCGACCCCTCGCTACCCAACCGCCGCATCCTGACCGGCAGTAGCTCGGTTAGTGTGGTCGATGGTGGACCGGCGAACCCGATCACGTTGTCGGTCCCGGTCAACGGCATTGCCAACGCGCAACTGGCTCAAATGCCCGCGAATACGATCAAGGGCAACAACACGGGCGTTCTGGCAAACGCGGCGGATCTTACCGCTGCTCAAGCCGCTGCACTGATCGGTGCAATCACGTCCACAGGCGGCGTAGTCTCCATCTCGGCGGGTACGGCAGCCTCGCGCCCTGCGGCGGGCGTGGCGGGCCGCGTATGGCTTGCAACCGACACTGGCGAGATATCCCGCGACACGGGTGCGGTGTGGTTCCTGCTCGAACCGGCGCTGACCGGCGATGTCACCAGTGTTGCCGGTGCCGTGGCAACAACGATTGCGCCCAATGTTGTGACCAATGCCAAGCTCGCGCAAATGGCGGCGGGTACGATCAAGGGCAACCCCCTTGGCTCGCTTGCTAATCCGCAGGACATCACGCAAGCGCAACTGCTCGCCCTGATTCCCACGTTCGGTGGGGCCGGGGCTTCGCACTCGAAAGGTCTGGTTCCCGATCCCGGCCCCACTTCGGGGCTGAACCGTTATCTGCGCGACGACGCAACCTGGGCACTGCCCTCGATCTACACCTTCAACGTCGTCGATTACGGTGCTGACCCCTCGGGCGGCGGCGACTCGACGGCGGCAATCAATGCTGCCTACGCCGCAATCCCCGCAATTGGTGGGGTGCTGTACTTCCCCGCAGGTATTTATAAAACTTTTGCCACGCTGACAACGTGGGCAAAACCAATCACGGTGTTAGGTGATGGGTGGCTCAACACTACCATTGGTAACGCTACGGGAACGCTTGATACGGCGACAATTACCGGCCAAGTGCGCGTCACCAATATCCGCTTCTTCCCAATCGTCACGCGCACGGCGGGCATCGAACTGAACGTCATTAGCGGCGCGCAGCAAGTCGTTATTGAGAATTGCTATTTCAATTCCTGTTTCAACCCGATCTCGATCACCGGGACGGCGGGGCAGGTAATGATTACCAACTGCGTGATGGTTTTAACCATCGCTGCAACGGGTGTTGGCATTGCAATCAACACCACGGGCGCGGCGTTGGTGATTACTAATGTCCTGATGAACGCGGCGTCAGCCGCTACTCGTCCGCGCGCCTGCATCATGGTTACGGGCTGCTTTGATCTGCAGTTGATGGCCTGTGACCTGATAAACGGCGTTGCCGGTTTGCTCGTCAACCCCTTGCCGGGAATAGGTGCTTCGTCGATCTACGCCTCGGAATGTTTCTTTGATACCTGTGGTACAGCGCTAGTAGTAAACCCCACAGGGACAGGCAGTGTGCAGCGTTGCAACTTCGTCGGTTGCTGGTTCTCCAGTTCCACGAATGAAGGCATCCGCATCAGTCCTAGCGGTGGTTCCACTGTTGATGGCATCGATTTCATCGACGCGCAGTGCTATCTCAACGGCTCGCACGGTGCGCAGGTTGATCCCGGCGCAAAGAATATTCGCTTTATCGGTGGTCAGTTCGGTCAGAACATTGGCGACGGTCTGCGCTTTAACAATACCGACTTCTGCGTTATCGGCGTGAAGTCGGGCGCAACAGGTTCCGTGACTGCCAATACTGGATGGGGTGTCAATGTTGCCAGCGCAGCATGTGATCGCTTCCTGGTGACGTGCAATGACTTGATCGGTAATACGCTCGGCGCGTTCACTAATGTTAGTACGCAGACCAACTGGATCAGCGGACAGAATCTCGGCGACACCGGCAAGCCGCGTTTTCGCGGCAACATTATCAGTGCCGATTTCTCCAATGCGACGCCGAATTTGCGCACCGTATTCCAAACCGATTCTGTCAATAGTCTTACTGCGGTAGGGGTAAAGCCCAATGGCTCGAATCAACAGTCGTTCTTTCAGGTTTATAACAATTCAGACCTAACGGCTGCTCTTTCTTTTGGAGACATACGGGCGACCGCAACAGCAATTCAAGTCACTAGTGGAGTGTTGAACGCCGGAACGACGCTTCCGTTGCAGTTGGCGGTGAGCGGTGTAAATCTGAGAATTACCGCTGCCGGTCTGACCTTGATCGGCCAAACGCTGCCTACGGATGACGGCATCAGCGCGTTGCAGATCAACGGCGGCATCAACATTCAGACCGGCCCCAATATTTTCCGTGCGGACTTCAGCGGCCCTATCACTAGCCGCACGGTGTTCCAGACCAACAACGCGGCTCCGAATACGACGCTTAGTGTGATACCGGGCGGCGCGGGTGCGGGCACGCCTTCGGTACAAGTCATCAACAACGCGAATTTGGCGGGACCGTTCGGTTTCGGTGATATCCGTTGTGGCGCGGGTGCGGTGCAGATTTTCAGCGGACAGGTCAATGGTGGCACTGTGCCTACCGTTCGCTTGGTGCCCAACGGGATCATCGCCGTCGAGTGCGACATCCTCGGCAATACGGCGCACAGGAAAGCGATCTCCGATCAGGGTTACTCGCTGCAGACGCCGCTGACCGGATTTGCGATCGTTATCCCTGACGGCTGTTCGCAATTGGCGTTGAACCCAGGGGGCGTGTTGGCGACGGGAACGATCACCATGCCCGCCGCGCCGATTGATGGGCAGTACGTAAATATCTGCACCTCGCAGACGGTGACAGCGCTGACGCTTAACGCGAACGCGGGACAGACAATCTCGGGCGCAGTGGCGACGCTGACCGCGGCAGCACCCGCGGCGTACCGCTACTTCGCCTCGATCACGCGCTGGATGAAAGTAAGTAGCTGATGGGCGTTTTCACCAATGTCCAACCCCCACCTGCGGGGCACCCATTCGACAGTGTTGCCGGATGGGAGTGGGCGTCGCGCATCTCAGAGGAAATGAACAATCAGATGAAGCGTACTTTCTCGCTGATTCAGATTGTCAATCCGCCGCCCATCAGCTTCAGCGATGATGTGCCGCTGGTGATGTCGAACACGACTTCAGCGGAATTGATTTACCGCAGCGCGACGAAATCGTTGACACTGGCGAACGGCGCAGTGGATCTGCTGGCGATCAATGTGTTGACTAAGGCGGCGACGTTTTCCGGCAACGTGGGGATTGCCGGTACGCTCGGTGTGGTGGGGGCGACGTTTCTAAACAGCACAGTAAATTGTGGCGGGCAACTGTTCGTGGCGGCGGGTGGTGCCGTCATCAATGGGGGGTTGAGTGTGTCCGGCGCGGCATCGGCAACGGGTGACATTCACACCGATGGGAATTTCACTGCGAAAGATGGGCAAGGGATCATTTTCAACTTTCCCACCAACAATAGTTTCATCCGTCATGTCAGTGGCGGCTTGCAATTTTTTACCAATGGGCTTCACTTGTTCTCCTTGCTCGACGGTGGTGGCGGATTTGAATTGGCGGCACCCGTAACCGGCTCTGCGTCGGCAGGTGTTTCCGACCCGCTACCGCCGAACCCGGCAGGGTATTTTCAAGTGAATATTATCGGGTACGGTAACTTCTTGGTGCCTGCGTACAATCTATGAAACCGTCTTACGAGGAAGTTGAGTTGGCGTTGTGGAAAATGGAAGTGCAGTATCTCCAACAAACGATCGTTGCCGCTAACCTTAAAGGTGTGCAACTCGAAGCGATGATCCGCGAGAGGGAACAATGGCTACAACAGCAGGGTCGATCAACACCATCACCGTAACGCGCGACGAGATCATTAAAGATGCGTTGCAGGACATCCGCGCGTTGTCGGATGGAGCGAACCCGACTGCCGGGGATCTGACCGACGCCACGCGCAAGCTCAACTTCATGTTGAAGCTGTGGGCGACGAAAGGCCGTCTGCTCTGGTGTCTCGACACGATCCTGATCCCCTGCGTTGCCAGCAAGACGACGTACACGATCGGGCCGGTCGGTGCCGACGTGATCTCGTATCGTCCGCTGCGGATCTTCAACGGCACGTTCATTCGCCAAGTTACTGCGGGTCAAAACTACGACACGTCGCTGATCGTGCTCTCGCGCCTCGAATACGAGCAGTACGGCAACAAGCAAGCGCTCGGCGTCGTCAACTCGGTCTATTACAACCCGGTGATGACGGGGCTGAACAACCCGAGTCTTGCCTACGATCCGGCAAATGCGATGGGCGTGCTCAGTGTCTACGTGACGCCGCTGGATGCTTCACGCACGATCCATCTGAAGACGCAACGTCCGATCCAGGAGATCGCGCTGGCGACGCAGACGTTCGACTTGCCGTTGGAGTGGTACAACGCCCTGACCAAGAATCTCGGCGCGCAGATGGCGGATAAGTACGAAGTGCCGGAACAGCGCATTACGCGGATTAAAAAGGAAGCGGCGGAAGCCCTCGAAGAAATTACCGATTGGGCGGCGACGGAGGAAGCACCGATGTTCTTCACACCGGACGCACAACACTATGGGTAAGATGCGCGTACCGCTTGCGGTGGATGTCAATTCGCGGAATGGCGACATTCTGACGAAAGACTCTTACATCCTTAACGGCTACGTTGATAAGACCAGTGACGGCGTATATGTGTCGCGTCGTCCCGGCACGGCGCAGGTACAGGCGTTTGGTCCCGGCACCGTGCAGGGCCAATTTTATTTCAACGGCTTCGAGTACCTGATCGTTGGCGATGTGCTGACGCGGACATCTGGTGGGACACTCAGTAAGTCGAGTCTGACCAACTGCACGCTGCAGCTACCGCAATGGAGCGGGCGCTACGGGCACGTCATGCTGGTGTTCCAGGATCGCATGTGGGTCATCTGCGGGCAGACGACATCGAGCACGATTGGCAACGATGTATGGTCCACGCAGGACGGCATTACCTGGGCGCTGCAGACATCGACGGCGGGCGTGGGATCGCGCACAGGTCTCGGCGGCTGCGTGTTCAACAACCTGATGTGGATCATGGGCGGTTTCCAGGGATCGCTGGTGTACTCCGACGTGTGGGGTAGCCTCGATGGGGTGACATGGACGCTCGCCGTCAATCCCGCGCCGTGGGGTCCGCGCTATTACTTCTGCTGCGTCGCGGCCAATAACGGCATCTATGTTTACGGTGGATACAACGGCGCGAATGTTGCGCAGAATGACGTGTGGTTCAGCAGTGACGGTGCTAACTGGACCAAAGTAAACACTGTTTCCACTGCCTCGTTCACGCCACGCGCAGGGGCAGTGGGGTTGTATTTCAACAACCTGCTGTGGATCATCGGCGGCGAAAGCGCGTTCGGCGTCTATCTGAATGATGTGTGGTCATCGCCCGATGGCATCACCTGGACCAAGACGACAACGGCGGCGTTCGGGTCGCCCCGTTCGCACATGGCGGGGTGTGTCTACGGCAACGCAATGGTTATCATCGGCGGCATTTCGGCGGGTGCCCCGGTGAAAGATGTTTACCGTTCGCTCGACGGCGTAACGTGGTTCTTTGTTTCAACACCCCCCGGCTATTCGGCGGCGTTCGGGTTCGCTGCAGCCGTGGCGTTCAAGTCATCGCCCTCGGTCAGCCAGTTCCGCTACGACACGGTATGGACATCGGGCGGGCAAGGTCTCGGTGGACTGCCACTGCAATTCTGTCACTACTTCAATCTCGATCAGAATACGTCGAACAGCTACAGTTTGTTCCCGACGATAGCGAATCAGTTTTACCAATTCAACACGTTTGCCAACGGCAGCAAACTTATCTTCAAGAACCAATCGAATTTTTGGGTGCTCGACGCAGGCACACTGACCAAGGTAACAGACCCCAATTATCCGCCGCAGACGGTGCCCGGTTTGCCGGTGCTCAACGACTTCGCGTATGTGATGACGCCGGACGCCGAGATCCACGCCTGCGCGATCGATAACCCGGCGCTGTGGCCGTCGCTGCAATTCATCGTCGCCAACTTCGAGGATGATAAGGGCACAGGTCTCGGCAAGGTGCTCAACTATCTCGTCGCGTTCGGCACCTACACCACGCAATATTTTTATGATGCGGGCAACCCGGCACCGGGCATCCCGATCTCGCCCTACATCAACGCCAATCAAAAGATCGGCATGGTGGGGCAGAACACATCCGGTCAACCCGGCTTCCCCACCTTCGCCAACGTCGGCAACACCATTACGTTCCTCGGGCAGACGCTCGCCGGTTTCCAGGGGATCTACATCATCAACGGCACCACGCCGGAGAAAGTGAGCACGCCCTACATTGACAAGATCCTTATCAAAGACGGCGCGCCGACGCAGCCGGAGTTGATATGGGTAACGAGTATTGGCACCGGCCACAACTTCATCGTTTGCAACCTGATTAACAGTGCCTACGCGCTGGTCTACAGTCTGGAAGCGAAGCACTGGACGATATGGGGGTCGGCGGGCTTCAACTCGTATTTCGGCGGCTTCCAGTGGTACGGCAATATCACGGTGGATGAAGCGCAGCCAGCGACGTTGTGGGTGGGCAACATCGGTTTCGGCGGCAACGCCTGCATCTTCGTCGCATCGCTTGGGTTATACAGTGACGACGGCGCGATCATCGACTTCCGCCAGCAGACATCGAAGCTCGATTTCGGCTCGCTGGTAAATAAATTCTTCGGCGAAGTGGATCTGGTTGCCGATCAAACGACGATCCCGGTGCCGGTGACGATCCAGTGGAGCGACGACGATTATCAGACGTTTTCGCCCGGTGTGACGGTGTTGCTCAATGCGCTGCGTCCGCGCGCTAACCGACTTGGTGTGGCGCGTCGCCGCGCGTTCCGTGTGCTCTGCGGGGATACCACGGGACCGTTGCGCTTTGAAGCGTTGGAATTGACACCGAGCGGGGGCGAGAGTGGCTGAACCGCTGAACGCTGATTACACGTCGCAGATTTGGCGCTACGTCGGTGCGCCTGCCGAGGGGCAGGGCATGGACCCCAACACTGATCCGGTGCTGAAATATCTACTCGACAACGGCTTGTTGCAGGCGACGCGCGGGGATAGCGAGGGCGGTAACAAGATTTTTGATTTCGGTGTCAACGCGCCGTCGTCGCTGGTGGGGTATGGCTCGAACAACGTCAGTTCGGCGAAGCAGGGATTTACGCACGTTACCGGCGATCAGAATCTCGGCGATTCCAAGGCAGTCATCCACTCCGATTTGTGGGGCGATGTCACACCGTTCGCTAACGTGATCCCCAACGAAAACGGCTTTACTAGCAATCTGGTGAAGTACGGCCCCGCGATCGTTGGCGGGATAGCGACGGTGGCGAGTGGCGGTGCTGCTGCGCCGTGGTGGGTGTCGATGATGGAGTCGATGGCAAAGGCGGGCGTCAACTACTCGATGATGATGCAGGATATGCAGAAAAGCGGCAAAAACCCCTACACCGGGCAAGCGGGGTTGGACTTTACCGGCATCACGCAAGGCGGCAAGCAAGTGGGACCGCAGGGCAGCAACACGATCGCGGCGGCAGGCGCAACGACGGCGGCGGGGGGTAAACTACCGCCGGAGCTACAACAGTTGGTTTCGTTGTATAAGAACATGGGCTACGGGGGCACATAATGGCTGACACGACAGGCGGTTTTAGTTTCACGCCCCAGGATCTCACGGCGCTATACGATTTGATTCATGGCGCAGGTGGGGGTGCAGCCAGCGACGCCAACAAAGCGGCAGATGCGGCTGATCCGTATCGCAGCCAACGTGCGCAGTGGCAACAGCCGATCATCGACCTGATGAAAGATCCGTCGTCGATCTTGAAAGATCCGACGTTCCAGGCGTCGCTCAATCTCGGGTTGGAAAATACTAGCCGTGCGGCGGGCGCGGCGGGCATGGGTCTCTCCGGCAACCGTCTCGCGGATCTGCAGAAGTACGGGCAGAGCGCAGGTTACAGTGCGATTCAGACCAAGCTCAAGAATCTCGAAGACTTGGCGGGCGTCAACAGTGGCTCGCCCGCAGCGGCGGCGAAAGCGTTGGAGACCGGCGCGACCAATAAGCAAAAGGATCTCGCGGCAGGTGCGCCGATTGTCGGTAAAGCAATTCAAGCACTCGCCCAATACGGCCCCGCTGCCGTCAAAGCGTTCAAGGATCTGTTAGGCGGTGCGGACCCTTCAACGATCGACCCTGCCACGTTGGAACAGATTTACAAAACGCTTGGCATCGACAGCACGGGTCTCGGTGACTTCGGCCCCGGTGGTTACACTCCTGGCGGCACCGAGGGGTTGTTCGGCGGCAGTGGTCCCGGCTTCGATCCCAATAACCCGAATCCCGTGGATACCGGCGTGCCCGGTGGCGCAGTTGATAGCGGCGGTGGCACAGGCGGCGTGGAGAATCTGTTTGGCCCCGGTTCTAGCACCACGGATATGTTTTCCAGTGGCTTTGATTGGGACTCCGTAAATTGGGACACGTTTAATTGGGAAGATTTCTTCTCTAACCTACCTGAAGATGTAATCATCCCATGAGCACAACCGAGTTTCTTCTGCAAAACCTGCAGGCGCAGGCCAACATCGACGACACCCATGCGATAACGCAGGAGCGCATGCAGAAGATCGAGATGAACCAGAAGCAGATGGAGCAGGATGCTCGCGTCCGCGCGGCAATGGCGAGTCGGGCGAAACAACTGACGGCAAACGGCAAGCCTGATGCGCCCGATGTCATGTCCATGAGCAATGGACAGATGCTTCCGACCGACATGGCGAATCCGTTGTTGATGACGATCAAAAACGCCAGCGATAATGTGCAGCGGGCGAAAGATGATGTGTTGTTGGCAGCGGAGATAGGAGATCCCAAATTCCTCGGCGAGTCCGAGGGGAGACTTTTCTCTGAGCAGAAAGAGTACCGGCTGGCGCAGAAAGGTTTTTACGATGACATGCAGGATCGCAGCAAGCAGGTGGCGCAGACGTTTGCGGGTGTGGACTCGCCACAGGGGCTAAAAGATGCACTGACGTTTGCGCACGATACGATCAGCCCGAAAGCGGCGGAAGAAAACGCGCGGCAAATCGTCAAAGCGTTGCCGATGGGCATCGAGAACGCTACACCTGCCCAAATCCGCGCGGCGATTGCGCCGATCGCCAACCGTTACACGACGATGGGCGAGCAACTGCGCGACAAAGAATCGAAGCTGGCGCATGAAGATCGCGTGGCGACGCTGGAACAGTCCAAAAAACGGGATCTGCAAAACCGCAATCATCAGATAGCGACGGAAAATCAGGCGCGTGAAGGCTTAGAAGAAAAGAAACGCGAGTTCAACGCCGGTCTCGGTCGGAAGACGGATAAGGAGATCCGCACTATCGAAGACAACGCCCAAAAAGAATTTACCAAAGACCCGGCGCTCAACCACTTCGCTGAAGTCAAGAAAGGCTACAGCGGGGCGAAGAACGTCGTGGCACAGATCGACGCCCACGGCTATCGCAACGTAACGACGGCAGAAGCAGATGACTTGAAAAACCAATATGTGCAGATGATGAACAACTACCGCAGCATGGTCGGCGGCAAGTGGAGCGGCGAGCAAATCAAGAAATACGACTCGTCTCTTAAACGCATGTACGATTGGGCGAAAACGGTGGGCAAAGGTACGCCGCCGTCAGAACAAACGCTGCTCGATATGGCGGCGGAAATGAAGCGCGTTTATGACGACACCAACATCGAAGTGGTGAAGCGGTCGCTGACGGCGAAAGATAAGGTGTGGCGTCGCCAAGGTGATCCGACCATTATCAACAGCCCCGGCAGTCTCAACGATGCCTTAAAAGTGCATGGTGTTGATATGATAATTGATGAACAAACCGGCGATAAGATCGTGCGTTTCGGTCCTAACAAGGAAGACCAATACGTGCTGCGTGATAAACCGAAAAAACTGCCAACCTATTACGATCGCGCTGAACCCGAAGTTGAGGAACAATAGTCATGCCTATCTCCGAAGAACAATTTGCGCGTTTGCAGAAGACGCAGCCGTATGATGCGTCGCGTCCGAAGCCGCAAGCACCGGGGGAGGAACCAGCGGCGGGAGCAAAGCCGCAAGAACAAAAGCCCACGGGTGGTATTCAAGAACACGGTGGGCAAAAAACAGGTTTCGTCGAGGGCGTCACCGAGTTCGTTAAGGCGGGGTTGTTGTCACCCGTGGATCTTGCGCAGGGCATACAGAACGCGGGGATCAGCCAAGGGCCGGGAAGCCCCTTGTTCTATCCTGCCGTTGCCAGCAAGCTCTACCAGGGGGCGCTGCAGTATATCGAGCAAACCAAACCGGGTACGGTTCCCGAAGTCATGGACCCGCAGCGGTTCCGCAGCAACGTCGTCGATCAACAAAAAATTGATAACGCCGATTTCATTACCAGCTTCTTCGGTGTCTTCGCCGAGGGCGCGATCAGTAACATCATCATGCCCGGTGGCGGCATAGAAAAAGTTGTTAAACCGGGAACGAAAGTTGTTGAGGAAGCGGTTAAGAAAGCCGCTACGCCGATACGGGCAGCAGCCGACGAGATGATGCGTAAAGGCGTCGTTGGCGCGGGCGCGGCAGAAGTCGGTAAAGTCGGTCGCTGGATCATGGGGGGTCTCGGCGATTTGGGCGGCAGAATATTCGGCAGCATAGTTGGTGGGCCGGAAGAAGAACAAAAATATGGGCAGGCAGGACGTGAAAAAGGGGAAACGATCGGCGAGATTGGTGGAAGTGCAGTGGGTGGGCAGTTCAATGTGATGCGCGTCAAGGGCACCGGCGTCGCTGCCAAAAAGGTAGGTGAAGTGGGCATGGGTGCAGCCAGGGCGACGGTCGGCTCAGTGCTCCCTGCGGTGAAAGAAGTGATCGCGGCGAAGCGGTTGGGTGACGAACGCGCTGCGACGCAAATTTTCATGTCGCACTACAGCGCTTTGCGGGCTAAGAGCATGGGCATGATGCAAGAATCGACCAACCGAAAATTCGCTGACATCATCAGCCATGATCCCGAGCGTGATCCCGAGCTTGCTAAATTTGTCGATGCGTTGACGCGCACCGAAGCACCCGAGGATCTGTGGTCGATTGGTCAACGCGCAGGCAATCGAACGCTGACGCAGATTGAGATTCAGCAACGCTTGACCAAGGAAGGCGCGGCTGCGGCAGACGCGCAGAAGAAAGCGCAGAAGAAAGCTATTATCACCAGTTACGAGCAAATAACTGACAAAGCGTTGCCCACCGGCACGCTTGCGGTCCAAACGTCGGCGGAATTTTATCGCGCTGCAACTGATGCGCAGTTGCGCGGTATCGCCAAAAATACCAGGGAGTTGAAAGAGGGCATACCCAACTGGAATCCCAAACAGTCGGCAACGGAAGGGAAGCGGTTGCGTGAGTTGCGCGATCAGGAACACGCCGCGCGCAAAGTTGAAGACGATAAAAATTATCAAGATGCGTATAACTTGGCTGACGCCAACGGTACGCGGGTTACTCTTGCGCCGGTTAGCAAGGAAGTTAAAGATATTTTGCAACCGCTTATCTCAAGGATTCACACTGATACGGTGCCGGAGTCGATCCGCGCGCTCAACAATTTGCTGATGCGGGAAGGGAAAGTACCGCCCAAATTGAAAGCCGGTGCCAATCCGGTTGCGCCCGTTGTTAATCATTCGCTGAAACAGGTCGATGACGTTGTTAAGCTGTTCAACCAGGATGCCCATGATGCGCGCGTCGCGGAAAATTACACGGAAGCTAAAAATTTGCAGCGGATTCACGATGCGCTGGTAGCAGAAATTAATAAGCAAGTGCATCCCGACGCAGCCGCCGCCTACAACAAAGCGCAGACAGAGTTTCGTGACAAAACGGTGCCGCGTTTCCGCCACGACGTTGCTTACAGGCTGGATCGTGCTGCGTCGCTGTCACGGCGCGGGCGTGAGGACATTCCCGACGAGCATGTGGTCTCGGCATACCTGCATCATGGCAAAGGTCTCGTCGAGAGTATGGAGCAGTTCGAGGCGACGTTCGGTGGCAATCATGGTGCGCCGAAGAACCAGGAGGCGTACAAGATCCTCGGCGACGGTATCGCTAACGAGTACAGCAAGGCGGTGTTGGCGAAAGGATTTACGCCCGAGAAACACGCTGCGTTTATGGAGAAGTGGAGTCCCGCGCTCGATCAATCGCCGAAGACGCGCGCCGCGCTAGAGCGTGATGCGCAAAAATTCGACGCTAATAACAAGAGTTCGGAGTCGTTGGTTCAGCACTACAAGGACGTGATGGGTGGAGCGATCACTGACACCATCGGCGCGGCACAGATGGAGCAAATGCTTATCCACGGCCTCAAAGACGCATCGATAATGGGGAAAATACTGGCGTCGCCGATTGGCAATACGCCGATAAAAGCGCAATCGTTTGTCAAAGAATTGATGATGCACGCGCACCCGTTCAAGGGAGACAAGTACGACGCATCGACGTTGGAAAAACTGTTGGATACCGGCGAGCATCGAGTAGGCGAACCGAGTTCGATGCAGTTGCTATTCAATAAAGCGTTCGGTGAAGAAGGCGGTGCCGAGCACATGGCGAATTTGAAAGCCATCGCCGAGTTGATGAAGCGCGAAAAGATGACTGATTCGAGCTACATGCGCTTCCAGAATCAAGGCGGGAAAGGGCCGGTTGAGGCAGGGTCAGGGCAGTCGGGCGCGTCGTGGCTATCCCTCTACTATGCGTCGAAGTCAGGCCGCATCGGTGTGCCGCACGCAACAGTCGTGGCAACGGGCCGATTCATCAATAACACTGTAGCCAAGGCAACCGAGGAAGCGGTGCAACGTGCGACCTACGATCCCGAGATGGCGAAGATAATTCTGGAAATGGCACAAACACCGTCGAACCATCCCCTCAGTGGCGCGGTGTGGCGCACGATACTCAAAGGGACAGATGGCACAGCAAAATTCATCAAGGATCTGTCAGATCACGGATTGATAAAGGATAATGTGGCGCGCGGTGCAATGGTTGGTGTTACTGAAGGCCAGAAAGAAAAAGACAAACCGAAGAAACCCCAACGTGTATTGGATCTGCCGAGATAATGAAAATCAATCTGATCGCTCCCCGAGTCATGCACTTGCTGTTCGAGACGCGCATCGCTATGACACTGGCGATGTGCCGCCTGCAGGAGTTTTACGAGTCGCCGTTTCCCGAGATCCGTGGGCACGTATTCACCCTGGATGATCTGATCGCGGCCTACGCGCAACCGGACGGCAGTATCGATTACTTCAGTTATTGGGAAGGCTTCAACGTGCCGCCCGAAGCGGTTGAGGCTTTCCGGCACGGCTTCAAGGACACTAGCCTGCGCGAGCTACGCATCATCTCCGCATGGCAGCTTGCCGGTCAGCCCTACGTGATCGCCACCGATGGCGATGAAGCAGCGCTGCGGCATGAATTGGCGCACGCCCGCTGGTACAGCGACCAACGCTACCGCGCCGATGCGTCGGTGATCCTCAACGCGATGCCGTTGACGCTAACGCATAAGCTGTGGCACGGCCTACGCAACGGCGATCGTTACGCCAACGATCCGAAACTGCTCAACGATGAAGTCAATGCGTATCTGGCAGCGGACGACGAGACCGAGTGGGAAAAAGTGTTCCCCGGCGTGCCGATCGCGGATCTCGTACCCTACGCCACTGCGTTGCGCAACCTGCTGTGAGCAACTTACTCTTGCTCGATCAGACGCAGGCGTTCGTTGATTTCGCCACCCGCTGCATGGGCGTCGGGCATCACGTCCGCGTCTGCATGGCCTACGACAAGCACACCGGGCAGCGCTCGATCGTCGGCGATGGTCTGGTGGAAAAGATCGAGGGCGAGGCGTGGCAGCCGCATGTCAAGTGGGCCGATCTGATCCTGACCAGCGACAACGTGAAGTGGCTGAAGGAATTGGATCTGCAACGCAAGCGTGGCGCGCCTGTGTTCGCTCCGTCCTACGACTCGGCACAACTGGAATTGGATCGCGCCAAGGGGCAGGCGTTCCTCAAGGATCACGGCATCAGCACTATCCCGTTCAAGGCGTTCAGCGACTACGCTGCTGCCGAGGGTTACGTGCGGGAGACGATGGAGCGCTACGTCGCCAAGCCGAACGGCGACAAAGACAAGGCACTGTCCTACGTCTCGAAGTCGCCCGCCGACATGATCTATATGCTGCAGCGCTGGCGCGACACCATCAAAACCAAACCCGGCCAATTCATGCTGCAGGAGTTCGTGCCCGGTATCGAGTTCTCCGTCAACGGCTGGCTCGGACCCAAAGGTTTCTCGCGCTTCATCGAGGAAGCGTTCGAGCACAAGAAATTAATGAACGGCAACATCGGTCCCAATACCGGCGAGATGGGCACCGCGATCAAATACGTCGAAGACTCGCAACTGGCGAAAGAAGTGTTGCTGCCGCTGGAGAAAGATTTGATCCGCATGGGTCATACCGGCAGCATCGATGTGTCGGTCATCATCGACGAGGATGGCGAGCCGCGCCCGTTGGAGTTCACATCGCGCCTGGGTTGGCCTGCGTTCAACATCGTGCAGTCGTTGCACCCCGATCCGGTACAGTGGATGATGGATCTGCTCGACGGCGAAGACACTTTTATGCCGCTGCTCGATCACGCAATCGGCGTGGTGCTCGCCATCCCGCAGTTCCCCTACAACCATACGCAAACAGCAAAAGAGCTTGCGGGCGTGCCGCTGTACGGGATGCTCGATAAAGACAACCCCTACGTTGCCGACATCGCACCGTGCGAAGTGATGCACGGGCACGCACCGATCGAGCATGACGGCAAGATCATCACGTCACCTGCGATCGTGTCGGCGGGCAACTACCTTGCCGTTTGTACCGGCACCGGCAGCAGCGTGCGGGAAGCGCAGATGCGTGCCTATCGCGCGGTGGAGTCGTTGAGCATCCCCAACTCGGTCATGTACCGCACCGACATCGGCGACGGCATGAAGAAGTGCATCCCCAAACTGCAGGACTACGGCTTCGCTCAAGATTGGGTATGGTAAATATTTTACTGCGTCGGTTCCAACGCACGCCGGTCTCCACCATTGGCCGGTTGTTCATCGACGACAGGTTGATCTGCTACACCCTGGAAGATCCGATCAAGGACGGCAGGCATACCGCGATCCCCGTAGGCACCTATCCGCTGTCCATCTGCATGTCGCCGCAGCGCGGTTACGATGTGCTGGTGCTGGAAGACGTGCCCGGTCGCCCCTATGTGGACATTCACCCCGGCGAGACCCCCCGCGACGCGGACGGCAGTATTGTCGTCGGCACCAACCACGGCACCGATCTGGTCAAGTATCCCCGCCCCGCCTTCGCCCTGCTGTTCTCCAAGGTCAAGGCGCTGCTGGATCTCAAAAATCAGGTCTGGATCATCGTCGAATAGCCCCGCAGACTGCGTAGGCGGGCCGTGGCGAGGCGCTACGGCGGTTCGAGCTACCTGGATACCCCCTGAAACGGCCCCGGCGCGTTCTAAGCGGCGGCTAGTGAGTGGTCACTTTCCTGATCGCGGGGCACACCCCCGACACGGGTGATCCCCGACAGATCGAGCTTCAAGCACTCGACGGCGACGCTGCCTAGCCCGGTGCCAGCCGCCAACGCCTTGCGCCCGATCCCGAGATAGATCCCTTTCTGTTGTAGCTGCGCGCGGATACTCGCATAATCTTCGTGGATCTCGATCAACCAATTACAGAAGTGGCGGCGCTCGATGTAAAGAATTTGCGCGTTCATCTCGTAGCGTTGGTGTAGCTCGCCGCGCGGTTCGACATGGATGGGGATAACGCCGTCGTGGGTGATGTTGGCGTCGCGCAGAACAATGCGCTCGTTGGCGTGCTCGTTCATGTAGCGACCCAGGATCTCGACTGCATCGGTAAATTCCTCGACGCGCACGGTGCGCCCTGCCTTGACCATTTCAACGGCCCAGGGCCACAAACGGTTCACGTTGAAATCAAGCAGCCCGAGTTTCTGCGCTAACCGCGCGCCATACAGTACGCACGCTACGCTGGCTGAGATGTAGCGTTCTTCATCGGGCGCGCCGGTTGCCTTATCCAACGTGGCGATCGTTCGCTTTACGCCTGCCGCAACTTCTTCCTGGTTCATCACCACATACTGCATGTAGACCTTGCCTGCGTGCCCATAGTTTTCGCTGATGACTTCATGCAGCTTGGTCGATACTGCGCGGTTGAAACCGGGGGTGGGTTCGACGCTGTACTCGAACATCCGCACGCGCTCGGCATGGGGGTTGGCCTTGCCCGCGCCAAGCCGCGCCGACAGCGACGAGTTAGAGCTTGCCATGACGATCGTGTTCCACTCGTTCGTTGGCCGTTCGCTGCCGTCGATGCGCCCGCGCCCTTTGCTGCGACCCTGCGTGATCTGGTAGACGAAATTGGACAGTGCCTTGGGGTCTTTGTTGGTGGCTTCGTCGATGTAGATCGGCAGCGAGCCGAACACACCCATGCGCGTATCCTTGACGGTCTCGGTGTCATCCTCGCGCATCTGCAACTTGCGATAGTCGCCGTATGCGGACAAACAAAAATCCGCCATCGACGACTTGCCGGAATTGGTGCGGCCCACCAGCGCGAACAACGCTGCCTGTAGGCCGGTGAATTTCATCAGTGGCGCGCCCGTCCATACACATGCGCTGAACGCATGCGCTTCCATCCCTTCCGTATCGAACATCGTGGTCTGCTCAACCCACGGGGCGAGATCCCCCTTGGCACCGAAGCCGCGAATCGAGCCAGATGCGCCTTCCGATAACCCCGCAGCTTCAGTTGTTCCATCCATGTGCAGTACCTCAGTCCCGAGAACAAACTCGTTCGTTCCGTCTTTCCAACCCATCGAGCCATACAGCTTCGCCATTTTGCGCGCTCTCTGGATCGCCTGTAGATAGTGCGATATGTATTGCCGTAGTAGTGCAGCCCGATGCGGCTTAACGTGGTTGTCACGGAAAGATTTTTCAAAATCCGAGTCGCTTGAGACATTAGACGAACGGAAGCGGAATCGATGCCATCCGTCGTTCGGCATGTAGTGTTTGACGTTGGCGACTTCGTATCCGGCGAAGGTATCATTGGCGATGTCCGTGACGACGATATCGTATTCGTGAACGAGGATGTCTACGTTCTCTTTGTCGGTATAGAACAGCCCGCCCGTGGTGCGTTTGAACGGCTTGGGTGGGGGAATGAAATCAACGCCGTTGATGCCGGTACTGCCAACGATGGTGTCGTCTTCGGTTAGCTCGGGTGGCTCGGTGATCTCGGGGTAGGTGACGCCGAGAATGATGGGTGATGTGATCTTCCCTTTGTGCGGGCACCTGTCGCAGCCATTCGGGTTGCGCTGCTCAAACGTGGCGCAGGTTGTTGGCCCCAACCCCGCAATTTGCGCGATCTTGGCATTGGTCTCCTGCACTGAGTAACCAGGATAGACCGACGACCACTGGTGAATCTTGGCGTCGCCGTCAGTGCAGAAATGAAGGCATTGTATTCCGGCGTACCACTCAGGCTCCGATAGCGTAGCCGCGCTATCTCTAAAGCGAGCGAGTTGTTGGCAGTGCGCCAAAACTTTGTCAGCGTTCGATGATTCATAATGTTTAGGGACTAAAAGATCCGCGTTGACCGACTCCGCACTGTTGCCGCGCACGCGAACCGCGACCGGCGCGACCGCATCAACGAGCGCCAGAAAATGCTCGAACGCGATGACAGGCGCGTTGTCGTTGATGGTTTGGACCAGCGGCGCATGATCGTACTTCCAGTTGTGAGTACCCACCGGACGTAGGATCGATGCTGCGTCCGCAGTGCGTGCAGGATCGGCGTCGAAGCGAAATAGCGCGCAGGTGCGTTTAAGAGATTGCGCTGCAGGTTTCCAAACGTCGGCAGGGATGCTTTCCTCAAGGGTCCAGTAACAATGAAAGCCGGTGCCCGAGTTGACCAATAGCGGGAGCGGAAGTTTTGTTTCTGCCAGGAACGACTTGAGCGCATTGAGCGCTTCGGGGCGCGTGCGGAATTTGGTCCCGCGCGGACCCACATCGAGATCAAGCCAGAACGATCGCATTGCCACGGCGTTAGCCGCTTTACGACTTTTTGCGTCATCGTAGCTCGCGCATCCCATGTAGATCGTCTGCCGCAGGTGATCCATACCAGCGATTGACCGGGCAACATCGGCGACGGTTGAAAACCACGCATGTTTGAATCCCTCTCTTTCCTTGAGCGCAAGGCAATAGTTGCCCGTGTCCGGCCAGATACGCCGCAGGAAATCCGCAGTGTCCATCGACTAGATCGTTTTAAGCAGCGACGCAACGATTTCGTTGATGTGACGAGTGACGGCCTCATGTTTAGGCTCGGTCTTGCTTTCGAGCCATAGGTTGAGGGACGGACGCGAAACATTAAAATGTTTCAGCAATTCCGTTTTCGTATAGTGTTTCAAGAGGGCAGTTATCCCCCGGCGATTCAGTACCATGTCTGCCTCGGAAAAAGATGGGGGCAGGTGCGCCCCCGTTAGCTCAAGAAAACTGCTTGGCGATAGCGTCTAGCTCGTCGTCCATCTCGGTCGTGACTTGCTTGGCCTTGGCATCGTTGCCCGCCGCCTTGGCTTCGCGCGCCGTCTTGGGTGCCGCAGCGACAGCTTCATCTTCGCCGGTATCCGCCGACACTGCTGCCTTGCGCCCGCGTTTGGCTGGCGTTGCCTTCACCGTCTCCGCTGCGCCGCCGCCCACTTCGGGTAACTCGTCATCAGCGGGTGGCTTGGGCGGCGGCTTTGTCGCAGCCTTGGCCGGTGCCGGTAGCGACGGCGTGGCGACCACGGCTTCGACCTGCTCGGCGATGCACTGCTGCACATCCTCAGGCTGCTCGCCGCCCTCGCCTGCGCGCTCGTTAGCATACTCGTACTCGTCGGCAGTCAGCCACTTCTGGATCTTGAAGCGCAACTGCGGATAGGCGGCGTTGGTGTCGAAGAAAAGTTTGACCGCCACCGCGCGCACCGGCACCTGCTGCACGACGCCGTTGCCCATCGGGTACTCGTTAATCAGGTTGACAAATTCCATCCACGAATACGGATGTTGCGGATCGGCTTTCTTGTCATCCTTGCTGCGGTTCAACGCGCCCGGTGTCACCTTGAGTTGGAACACCTGACCGAACATATTGTCGGGACCGAGCTTCTTGGTGATCCCGCCGAGCGCCATCACTGCCAGCAATTTGTTGTCGCTGCAGGCGCGCGTTTTCTTGCCCTGGTCCGTGACCTTGGAACCCCACACGTTTTTCTCGCACGATGCACAGGTTGCCGACTGCTTGTGCTGCGCCATCGGTGACGGGGTGATGCCGTCGTAACTGTAGCAGTCCGGCGCTACGGCTTCGTCGGCGTCATCGTCATACGCCTTGGTGTAGTAGAGCTTGTGCAGTCCCTTGTTGGCGGCAAGGATGACGATGTTGAGCGAGCTAATCGGTTCCTCGTCGCCGTCTTCGTTCTTGCGCACCAGTTTCGTTTCTTCGCCGTCTTTCTTGATACGGAACACCTTGCCTTTAATGCCGAGTCGCGGCGGTTGCGGCACACCGATATTGATACCCGACTTCAATTCCTCGTTCATCGCGCCCGCTTTTGCTACATGCGCCTTGATAAAATCGGGGATCGCGGGCATCCCTTCGATGGCGGTTGTTAGATTCGTGCCCATGTCTTCCTTCCTCGTTAGTCGTTACTTCGTTTCGCCGCCTTCATGCGTCTGCACGGCGTCGGCGTCAGCTACCATGTCTTCCTTGGCTTGCTCGTCCATTATCGCTTTGACTTCAGCTTCGATTTGCGCGTCCACTTTCTTTTCGGCGTCGTGCTTCGCTTTCTTCTCCGCTGCCAGCCGGTGCTTCTTTTCTTCTGCCGTCTCGCCGCGATGCGGATCTTCATCGTTGGCGGCGTCAATTTTCTTGCCCGCGCCTGCCAGCGACGCCAGATTGTCGAGATAGGCGTTGACTTCTTCCACCGTGTCGTAGGTGACGATCGCGCCGACAACGACGAACGATGTGATCTCGACGCCCGTGAAGCGGACAGGGGCGACATGATAACCGGGCACTGCGTACCGCCAGTTTACCGTCGCGCCCGACTCGTCGGCGTAGCGATAAATAAATTCCTTGCCCGCGACGCCAAGCTCGGGGTGATCGCGGGTGTAGGTCGGATCGTTCATACCATTCATGGTTATCCCTTTCGGCAGGTGATAGAGCATTAGTGCAACTGATCGAGCGTAATGATGCGCTTTTCCTCGGGGGGCGGCCCACCACCGCGATAGATATGGGCCAACAGTGCGGCAAATTCGTTCAGCGTTGCGATCTGCTCGTTGGCAGGCATCATCTTGACTACACTGACCACGATACGGGCGCAGACATTGAGCGTCGCGGGAAACACGTAATCGCCGTGGATCTTACGCTGTTTAATAATGTACTTGTGGAAAACACTTGCGATATGTTCCGCAATCTGCTTCGTGTATTTCTCCGCAGCTTCTTCCGTCTTCGGTGTGTTCTTCAGAACCACGTTAGCCTCGTTGAACGGTAGCGTCATACATCGATGTCACTTCGACTCCCGGTGGCGGCGCGCCCGTGTCTTCCAAGATGGCGAGCACCACCGTTTTGTTCATGCGTCGCTCCAACGCATCCCACCGCTGGTTAGCGATCAGCCATTCCAGGCTTTTGTCCCACTCGGCCACCTTGACGTTGGTGACTTTCTTTTTGAACATGGTCCCGACACCGGGGATCTTCATGTTCTGCACGCCTTCCTTGTCGAGCGCGGCCAGCGCGCCCACCTTCAGCTTTTCCAGTGCTGCCTTCGGTCCCGCCAATTCCTCTTTGTGCCGCGCCTCGATCGCTTCGATCCGGTCACGCACGCGCAGGAACAGCGTTGCTAACTCTGCTGCAGTCATGGTCGTCCTTTCTCGGTAAAACTAATTCTAACTCAGGTGTAAAATAATTGTCAAGCCGTTGCTTCACTTATCAGATCCAACAGGATGCCCTGCAACTTCTGCTGCTGTCTCAGCCGATCGTAGATTTTGTTCTCAACTCGGGTGCCTGACAAGTGAACAATCAGCATCGAGTGCGATTGGCCGATGCGCTCGATACGCCCATTGGCCTGCTCGTAAATCTCGTTCGACGTGGTGGGTGCCCACCAGACTATCGTGGACGCTTCAGTGAGGCTAAGACCGTGCGCCATGCACGCCGGATGTGCGACCAGGATACGGGGGTCGGGGGTGTCCTGGAAACGGCGGAAGATTTCGGAGCGTTCCCCTTTAGGCGTGCCGCCGTAGACCGTAGCAACCGTGTGATTGACACCCAACGCGCGCTCAAGGAATTCAATGTTACCGATGAACGGAACAAAGACGATAACCTTGGTTCCAGCTTCCTCGATAATTTCTTCCAGCGCGGCGAGCCGTGAGGCACAGTCAACCTCGATGTGTTCACCCGTCACATCGTAGACCACGCCCGATGCCACTTGCACCAAGCGCATCAGCAACACGCCCTCGTTCAGCGCCGTGACCTTCCCGCCGCGCACGTTGGCGATCATGTCTTTCGCCAGATCCTTATACACCTTCGTTTGCGTCGGCGTAAGGGCACAGTCGCGGGTCTCGTACAGGCAGTCCGGCAGATCCAGGCACTCGTCTCGGGTGTAGCGCACCGAGGGCTGCAGGATGTTGTAGACGGTCTGCATCGCGTCCGGCTTGGCTTTCCAGCGGTACAGGCTCAACTGATCCATCGTCGCCGATTGGAAGCCACGGAACGAGCCGTAGTTGGACACCTTCGCCGGGTTAATCAGTTTCACTTCGGCGTAGGCATCCGTTGGCTCAGTCGGCGTTGGCTTGCCCGACATCCCCCACACCCACTGCCTCGGCTCGATCATCCGCTTCATCGTCTTCCACCGCTGCGTCTGCCCGTTGCGGTACGCGGCAAATTCATCCAGGATGATTAAGTCGATGTCGTCACGCAGCAGCCGCGTTTGCAGCTTGCCGTCTTTCTTCACCGTCTCGGTGATGGCGGGGATGCCGTCGTGGTTGATGATGTAGAAATCGAAGTCAAAAGAGAAAGCGCGTTGTCGTTTAGCCGCAGCACCGTGCAGGATGGTAAAGCTGCGATGCGGAAAATGTTTAACCAGGGCGTCGCCATGTACACGGTCCAGAGTGGAGAGCGGGCTAACCACAAGAACACGTCGGAGCTTACCGCATAGCATAAGGTAGTCTGCCGCCCAATACGTCGATAGGGTCTTTCCGGTCCCAATATCGTTAAGCACAAACGCTCGGGTGTGGGATGTAAGGAAAGCACTCGTCGCGCGCTGATGGGCGAAGGGGGTAAATGGTCCAGGAAAATCGTAGTCATACTCGATCGGCGAAGGTGGGTTAAGACCAAGGTTGCGTAGGACGATGGTTTCATCAATCTTATGGGGTATGACACGATAATCTCTGTATGACGCAGCGTGCGGGAATACCGGCAAAATTAAGTTGTCGTGTTTTTTCTCAACCAGCAAAACTTTGTGTCTCTCGGAAACTAACATGGCATGTCGGGCCAATGAACATTATATTTGGTTTTGTTTTCGTGCGATGACAATAGCTGTACATTTGCCCACACATGCAACCCACAAACTAGTTTTGATCTGAGAGGAACGATGTGGTCAACCCATAAGCCTAACTCAGCGGCTTTTTGATAAACCACCAGAATCTTATTTCGTTCACTCCAGGTGGGTACGGCATTAAGCGATTTCGCATAAGCGCGCATACGCTTTTCAGCATAAAACGGCGGGTGTGCATCCCGCCATCTTTTCTCCTGCGCCCGTTTTATTTCGGGGTGCTTTTTAGCATAGGCTTGTGAGTGTTTTTTAGCGCGCTCGGGGTTGGCGCGGCACCAACGCCTATTAGCGATTACATCGCAAGCCTTACAGGTGTAGCGAAATCCGCGCCGTGAAGCGTTATCCCGACAGAAATCCGATGGGGGTTTTTCTTCTTTGCATGTTTTGCACGTTAGCGTCATTTCTTTCTCCGCACTTCTTCCATCATTTCTGCCTCTAGCTGATCCAAAAATTTCTTAGGCATGCGCCAAACGGATGCACCATCAGTGCAGTTACCAAGGTGCAGCCGGGGCAGGATGCACTCGATGGTGCGGATCTCGTTGCCCGCCTGATCCTTCAACGTGATCGACATCGGGCAGATCAACTTCGACTTCTTGACCTTGATTAACCCCACGGCGTTCTCTTTGGCGGTGCGTCGATCAAGCTGGCGAGCACAGAGCGCAGTTGCTTGAAACTCTGCGGGAACACCAGGACGTAAACCCCACCCTGCGCCTTAATCTTTTTCTCAAACTCTTTCTGCAGCGCCGTTTGTTCGCCATCCGATGCCTTGGCTTCGACGGCGATATAGTGACCGTTGATGCACTCGATGAAGTCGGCGGCACCGCCGCGCCCCATGCCGGTTGCTGGCGGCATGTACGGTTTGTCGATACCTGTCACCACCTTGAACACCTTTTTGATTTCCTTCTTGGTCCAACTCTCGGGGATGCGTTCAGTCATCGCACTCTCCAATGCTCGCACGTTGTCACCGGGCACCACGAACACAAGCCCGAGGGCGTCGGTTTGAACGGCCCCCCGGCATCGCGCTCGCGCTCCATCTTGGCGATGCGCGGCATCATCTCCTGCCAGATCACCGGCACGGCGTCGCGCTTAAATTCCATCGCGCTCGTCTGCTTGGATGCCAGCCAACGGTAGCGGGCGACAATGCGCTCGGTCTCCGGCCACAACACAAAGCCGGTTGCAGCGTAGAGCTTCAACTGCGAATTGTCGTCACGCTGTTTGCCGGTTTTGTAGTCATCGACAAACGCACTCTTATCGCCTTTGATGACCAGATCAAACTCGCCGCGATACCAGACACCCTGCCCGAAAAACGTGGTTGGCTTCATGTCGGCAGTGAGACCGAATTTATATTTCGGCAACAGCTTGGCCCCCGCCGTCCGCATGTGATCGAGAAACTGACCGATGTACTCGTAGGGCTTCATCGCCTCGGGCAGCGCGTAACCCTTGGCGCGCTCGGCCAGCGCACTATCCACCTTGTTGCCCCATAGGATCTCGTCACTGACCTTTTCCTCTTTTTTCTTCAGCACGTATTTCCACTGGAATTGCCGCGCGCAGTGCTCGTAAGTGGACAGGTGCGAGTACGACCAAGGGGTTGTCACTTCAACATGCTCCATACGTTTGTCCGACACCTATCTCGACCGCGAGCGGGATACCGTCAGCCCATTTCGGCAGCAGCCCCGTCATCACGTCTTCCATGTCCTGTCTAGCTTCGTCCACATCATCGTCTTTGACCATCATTACAATTTCGTCGTGCGTACTGGAAATAGTTTGCCAGCCCATGCGATCCAATTCGAGCATCTGGTCGGAGATAATCAACCGGCACAATGCTTCCATGAAATTCTGCAACGCCTTGCCGCCCCACAACGTCGTGATCCCCTCGCGCCCCCAATACTCGAAACCTTTTTTCGTCCTGCGCAGATCGGGGTAATGCAGGCGCAGTCCATTGGGCAGCAGCACGGCGTCAGCTTCCGCCACTAACGGCCCCAACGTGTAGCCGGGGTTCATCAGCATCTTATGGCGGATCTCGCCCCATAGCGCAACGATGTGCGTATATTTTTGCCGGTAAGTGTCGATCAGCTTCGCGCAGACTTTTTCACTCGGCGGCGCGTAGGGGAGTGCCCGTTTGCGGATCTCGGCGCGGATTTGGGCAAAGCACTTGTCTTCACCCATCCCGTATCCGCTGCCAAGGACGACAAACTTGCCGCAGAATCGCTCAAACTCTTGCGCTTTGCTGACGGGGATACCGAACACTTCTGTTGCAAACTCGCTGTAGACATCGCGTTGCTCTCGGAAGCCGTCAAGCAGATCGCTTTGCCCCGCGAGCCACGCAGTGCCACGGCACTCGATTTGCGCGAGATCCCCGGCGATGATCTTGTGGCCTTTGGGAGCACCAATAGCCTCTCGAATCTCGCCGCCGCGTTTGAAGTTTTGAAAGTTAACTCCATCCGCACCAGACCATCTGCCGGGATGCGCGCCGTAGTAGGAGAGATATACAGGTATTGGTCCGCGCGCAGAGTATTCCAGGAACCGCTGCGCCCGCGTAAGCTCTCCAGTAGACTTAATGCCCAATCGCGCGGCTGCGAGATCCGCGACGGTTTCGTTTTCATGGTCCACCAACCTTTTCATAAATTCATCGGTCTTGGCAAAGCAGGGCTGCTTGCCTTTCTTGCCTGCCTTGTACTCAATCTCCACACCTTCGCCTTCGAGCAACGCCTGGAATTTGGCCGCGCTCGCCAGATCCCCTTTCTCTATGCCCAGGTCATCGAGCATCTTCTGGTTGCGCGCCTCGATCTTCTTTATCAGTTTTTGCAGCAGCGGGCGGTTGGCGACAAAGGCAGGGTCGGTGTACCAGCGTATCGTCAAGTCGATCAAGCGCAACTCGCTGCGCGGGAACCCCGGCATCAGCTTAGCAAATAATTTATACATCAACTCCACGTCGGTTGTGCCGCGCGTCGCCAACTCCGCTTCACTGGAAGTTTCCGATAGCTCGGTCTTGAACCCCAGGTCGTACTTGCTGGCAAGCTGCCCAAGCCCCACATGCTTATGCCCCAACGCTTTTGCCATCAGCATCGGATCAAGCCGGAATTTGGGCCGGATACCGTAGTGCCACGCCAGTATCGCCATATCGAAGTGAGCGTGGAAAGCCATCAGGGTATTGGCTTCGATCGTTGGCTTGAGTAGCGCCAGCGTGCGCTCTACGCGATCCTCGGGCACCCATATTGCGGGTTGGTCGTCGCGCTTAATGGCGAAACCGAGCACGCGGAAACGCTCGTCCCGAAGGTACTCGGTCGTGGTCATTTTTTTCAACGTGTAGTTTTTGTCGAACGCTGTTTCGATGTCGATTGAAATTAACATTTCCTTGGCTCGTACTGGTCCCACAGTAACATGCGGGTGCCGCCGCCTTGCACGTTGCCCACCAGGAATACGGTGTGCCAGTAGCGCTCCCAAGCATGGTGCCCCCATTCCCGATCGAGCACGCCAACCAGCGTGACCTTGCACCACTTGCCCACGCCGTCGCCTACCGTGACCGTGACTTCATCGCCGACTTTGACATAGCGATCGTGCGTCACTTCCTTGTTCTCACACAGTCGCGCTGCCTCGGCGGTCTCGTACTCTTTCCTGCATGTCTCGCACTGATAGCTCGTATGCTGAATTTCTTTCATTGCTTCCTCGGTGAAAAAACCGCGCCACCGTTACAGGCAGCGCGGCAGTTGCTCAGTGATGACTGCCATGCCCGCCATGCGCGGCGTTATCGACGAACCCGGCTTCCACCAGCAAGCGATTGAAGTCGGGGATCGGCACCGCTGTTGCGCCGCGCGAGTAAGTGCCGAACGTGTTGGTCAGCGGGTAATAGATCAACGTGGCGTACTGGTTGAATTGCGCTGCGTCCATGAAGTCCGACCATGACAGCTTGGAAGCGTAGCCGGGGATGCTCGGCCCGTTTTTGCTGGTGATCGCCAGCGTAAACGCAACCTGATCCTGGGGATCGCTCAACTGGTCATAAGCCTGATTGACCGTATTGAGCAATTGCTTTTTCGCTTTCTGATAGTCGCTGACGGACATCTCAATACCCCTTGACCGGCACTTCGTGCAGCAGGGCGTTGAAGTCGGGGATCGGCATAGCGTTCACGCCGCGCGGATACTCGCCGAACGTGTTGGTCTCGGGGTGATAGGTCAGCGTGGCGTACTGGTTGAACTGCGCGGCGTCCATGAAGTCGGACCACGACAAACGCGAATTGCTGGTCGGGATCTCCGGTCCACCTTTGCCAGTGACGGCGAGCGTGAACGAGACTTCATCCTGCGGGTCGTTCAACTGCTCGTACAGCGGCATAACGTGATCGAGCAACTTTTGCTTTTGGTACGCATACATATTTTTCGACATGATCCATGCTCCTTGGTTGTACTACGGGGTAAAACGTCTCTTTACTTCGGCTCCTTCCCTATAGCTGCGACGGCTTTCGGCTCTGCGCGATACGCTGCGACCAGAGCGTCCCAGTCGCCGCTGCGCCCAGCGTAGGGGCCGCCGCTCAGTAAATAACCAACCAGTCGCACTAGCTCGGCGTGGCGGCGGATAGTGGCTGCGGCGGCGCGACAGACCTTGGCGTCGTTGGGCGATACCGTCGTGGCGATTCCTTCCAGCCATCGCTCAAGCTGCTCCAGCGTCGGCTTATCCATTCGCGTTCCTTTCGGCTAGGGCGGCGTCGTACATAGCGATCCCTGCTTCGTAAGCGCCACGAGTGCAGGAAATGTTGCCAAGGCGAACGCCCATCATTATCGGGCGAGCGGCCTCAATCATTACCTCAGTCGGCTCCCTCGGCACCTGCGCCGACGCAACAGGGGTTGCCTGCTCCCATTTCCTACGCCGCTCGCCCTTGTGCGGGCCATCCAACGGATATGCACAGTTCGGGCAATCCTGCGCCGACGCAACAGGGGACGACACGGCGCGGCGGTTCCATGCCTCGGGCGATACAAACTCGTCGTCCCAATGACGGAAACAGAAGCACTCGATCTTGCTGCAACTGGCTCCAAGTTTGGGGCCATAATGTGCAGCGCTCCCGCAAAACGGGCAAGGCAGCAACTCGGCGATCAGCTTGGCGTTATCGGTCATAACTCGCGTCCCAGGGTGATAACAACATACACGGCAAACACTGCCACGGGTACCCACAGCGGCGCAGTGACCCACCACCAGGACCACTCGATCACATGCGTCAGCTTCATCTCAAGCAAGATGAAAAACAGGATCGAGAAAAACCCCACCCCGCCCGCACTGTTGGCCTTGGATGTCACTTGTAACGGCTCGCAAAGGCATCCATGAAGTCGCGCAACACTCCGGCAGGTTCCAGGTTTTTCTTCCAGCAGGCGTGCTTAAACGCCTTCAGCGCGTCGGGCGCGACGCGGAAGGTGAATGTACCGGGCCAGCGCTTTACGTCGCTTGGCGCGCCGCGTTTGGGCGGTGCCGGGGGTTGCACCAGGATGACTAGGTTATCGGCTTCCATACAATCTCCGCGTGCGTATCGGATGTTCCAAGTCCGTTAGCTGTTGCTGCAACAGGTTCTCCCGCTGTTGCGCTGCTTCGAGCTTGGCCGACGAGTCCATGTAGTTGCCCGTGGCAACGGTCAAGCCGCTGCGGTGCCAGCGTTGCAGGTATTGCTGGTTGCGGATCAGGTGCATTACCCACCAGCGTTGCAGCCAGAGCATCACGACGGCACCCCCATCAGTTGACCGATCATCTGCATCACAAAATAAGCGCAGAGCATGGCGCTGCCAACTGCCGCGCAGGTTAGCAGAAAAATCGCCGCGCTCCATAGAAACATCTTACGATCGTGGCGGGCGTCGGCTTCCTGCTGTTTCCGATGCGTTGATTTCATAGCGCTCCGATATGGGCTTTAATCAAGTCCCGAATCTCCACCAGGACCGTGTAGACATCCACCCCATCCTGCTCGGTGGCAATGGCGGCGGGTTTGGCCTTGACCTTGGCCCGCGCCTTTTCATCCTGTTCCAGCTTGTAAGCCGCAATCGCCATCGGCAGATATTTGCTATCCACCTTGGTCATCACTTTGCTGCCCTTGGTGACGGGGTGCTCCATCGGCACGCCCCATCGTGTCATCGCCGCACGCTTGGCGGATGTTGCGCCCAGGTTAGCAGGCTCGCCCGTTACCTCCGCGTAAAACTCTCTCAGTTGCACTCTCATGTCTTACTCCCTCGGTTTAACTTGCTCAGAAAATAGTTTACAGCAAAGTCTTACTCAGGTGTCAAGCGGTTTATAACATCGTAAAAATATGTTCAACGAAAGCTGTGTCGATCCCGGCATCGCACCTATCTACACTAGCGGGCTTATACTCCCCTTCATGGTTGGGATAGCCCTGCGGTATCTGCCGCACATAAGGACCAACATCGGATTGCAGATCATAGTCAATCACGATGCAATCAATCTCAACGCCCGCGCTCATTACCTGTTGCACCACGCCATCGGCGACTACAACCACCAGTTTCACTGTCTCCATTGCTTTTACTCCCTCGGTTTCAGTTTGTTAATGCGTTCAAACTCGGCGACATACCGCTGCGTCGATGGCAACTCGGCGAAAAAGTAGGGTATCTTGAACTCCCAGGCTGCCAGCGGTTTGCGCCGGTAATGGGTCCAAGCGGGGAACACCAGCGCGGGCAAACGATCGCTGAAGTAAGCACGGCGGAACGACTCGCGCGCGGTGTACTCGGTTGCCATTGATAGTCGATGGCGCGCCTTGCTTGCCAGTGCGCGGGCGACAGACGTATCAACTCTCGGGTGCGTAGTCGGCTCATAGGGTCATTGCCGCGTTCATCATCTTGTTCATCGCCTGCTCGCGCAAGCGCTGCGCACTGGCGGGGATGCGCTTCACGATCTTGAGCACATACCCGAGACCCTGTAGCTCCTGCACCAAGTCCCATACATCGTCGCTACGCATGTCCACGGGGTGCGTGCTGGCGATGATCGCGGGGTCGCATGCCCCATGCTGCCCCACCTGCTCGTAACTCATACAGTCGTAGACTCCGCTGCCGGGGATGTCGGGGAAGATCGCAATGATGGTGCCGCCCGTGCGTGGCGGACCAAGGGCGTCCGTACCCCCCACCACCGGCCAGCGGCGGAACAGCACGCGCGTCGGGATCACGCAGGGTGGGGCGATGGGCTTGCCCTCGATCACAGGCGCGTGCAGGGTGCCTTCCGGCCCGCCAGGGAAGCCTTGCAAGGGGTGGGGGCAGGTGGGGTTGCTCCCACGGTCCCGCCATTCTCCCCGGCGATAGGGGAACATGCCCTCGATGTCCTGCCCGCAATGGCGGCAACACGTTTGACGGACGCTCATTCTTCCTCCGCGCCAATGAACTTGTTGTACCGCTTGCGGGCGATCTCGGTCACTGCCGCGCGCGTCTTGCGCGCACACCAGCGGTCGCGCTTGACGGTCTGCTTACTGATGATCTCGCGCCAGCCCAGGAAGTACCCCGCCACGTTGCGGTGGGTCGAGTAGCAGAAGCGGATGGTCTGCCCCTTGCCGTTCTTCCCGCCGTCCCAATAAAGATAGCCCGACTTGGTAAGCACGCGCGACAGCTTGTGCTTCTGTGGGTCGGCTTGCGCCGCCTTCTGCTCGCGCTCGTTGTTCATCTTGGCGAAACTGCTGAACAGTTCGCGAATCACGGGGTCGCGCATCAATCTTTGCTCGATGGTTTTGTGCAGGCTCATTCTTGCTCCTTAGTCGTAGTGAAGTCACTACAGTATCCATTGTAGCGTAAGACAGTACCCGTGTCAACAACTATTTATTGAGTGTGCAATCAAGGGCGTCGGCGCTAAGTTGACCGTTCAATCAAACTGAGTTGAGCGCTCGGTTTATTGATTGAACGGTCAATCAATTAATCGTCGAAGTCGAGCACGGTCACGGGGGCGAGCTTGGGCTTAACTGGCTCCGTGGCCGGTTCGCCCTCGATCTCGTCCGCGTGCCCATGATGCGGCTGGTCGAACGCCTTGTCCCGCACTTTGCCAGCGGGGGTGATCGGGACAGCAAGCGGGATGGGGTCGGCGAACACAATGCGCGGCTTGGTCAGCAGCGTCGGCTCCCGCCCCGCGTCGATCTCGTCCAGCGCTTGCATTAGCTCGGCGTGCTGCACAGCAGTCATCGGCGGCACCGTGCTCCGGCGCGTCGTGGGATTGGCAAACGGGGCATCAGGCTTGCAACGGAACACCCAGGATAGCGGGTAGCTGCGGGGGTCGTGCGTAAACGCCTTGATGCGGCTATAGAAGGTGTTGCGCGATATACCAAGCAAGTCCGTCCACTCGTCGGCAGTGTGTGTAAAAACTTTTCCACCAGCGGTGTACTGGTATTTTTTTGCTACCTTGCCAGGACCACGACGGCGCCGCTTGCGCAAGTTTTCCAGGGGGTCTTGCGCCGGAGCGAAAACCTTTATAACTGGATGGGCAACAGGATCGCTGCGATGCTGCGCCATGCGGTTAGCAAAAGTCTGCGGCGTGATACCGAGTTTTTGCGCCCACCCGGCCATGTGATGCGACTCGCCCATGAAGGTGATAACGCGCCGCTTTCGTCCCGGTTTTGCATGGGCAGGGGCAAACAGGGCTTCGACCGTGATGTGCCCGCGACGCAGTTTTGACCTACGATGATACCAAGTCGCCAGGGATATGTGTAGCACTTTGCACCACTCGGATATGGTGCGGTTTTGACCCTCGAAACCGTATTTACGATCACGCGGGGGAAGATCACTTTTGCTCATGTTGGTCCTTTTGAATGTTGTTGTTAAATCTACACACTACCCCAGGGAAAAAATAGGATTCCTAATCTCCCATTGCAAGATATCCATTAAATCAGAGGGTGTCAAGGGGTATGATCGGGGGTGGGTGAACCGGGGTCGGTAAGTTGTGTTTTCGCGCGTGCAGCCGGGTAAGCTGTTAAGCGGTTTCGAGATTCTCCGATTCCTCGGGGGGCAATGAACAAAGTGTGGGCAAAAAAAGTATATGCATACCCTATACTATATGTGTATACTCTTTTACTGCCAATGGTTATCACGGGTAGGCCGGTTGGTAGGACGGTAAGGTTTTCCCGGAATGGCATACGGTACACATAAAGTGATAATCTGCCCCTTCACTCCAAATTGTAGCAGCGAATCACCGACGGCAGAGTATGTTCAAAAAATACTGCCGAGTATCCAGTAGCAATGTAAGATAGAGAAAGTTGAGTTGTTTATATTATATTGGTATGTTTCACCCACTCACGGGTGCTATCGCTCGGGGTCTCTGTTTTTATTGGGAATTATAAGTGGTATGTTGGCATAAAAATATCCTGAGGGGGTACGGGTTATAAGGAAGGGTACTTTACCAAACTTTTGGTTATAAGGGCGGTTTTTCGATGGTCGGGTAGAGTGGATTTTGATGGTCGGGTAGAGTGGATTTTGATGCGGCCCTATAGGGGTTTTCGATGCGCCCCTATGGGGGAAAAGGGTGCAGCCCTATAGCGGGTTTTCGATGCGGCCCTATAGGGGATTTTGGGTACTCGGTTATAGCGAAAAAGGGAAAACCTAACTTTTGGTTATAAGGCTGGATGGGGGCGCGATTGCGGGGCGTGGATTAAACGGCTTTGGGGGCGCTGGCGCTAGTCGGGTGGGGCCAGGGTAGCTTGCGGTCCCGTAGAAAGGCGTGGCGGGGCGATTAAAGGGCTTTGCGGGGTGATAGCGGGTGGGGTTGGGCCAGGGTATAGCGCGCGGCAGACAAAAGAAAACCCGCGCGGGGCGGGTTCTAGGGATAGCGGGGCGGGTTGTTAGGGCTGGCGCAGGTATTCAAACAATGCGCCGCTGTCGTCGGCTGGCAGGGTTGCATGGCGCGCGGCGAATATCGAGACCGTAGAAGCGGATTGTTTGATCGCGTCGAAACGATCGCGGACGCGCATATGCTCCCAATATTCGGCGGTCTCTGTATATTCCAATTCGGAATAATGATCCTCGTCGTAAACGGGATAATCAGACAAGGCGCAAATAATTTCACCCGCTGTTTGTTTGATAGCGTCGGGCGCGTCTGCGCGGAGCATTAGATATTCGACCCAACCGACAGCCCAATGGCCCGCGCGCCAATGGTAGGTTATGGGCCGATTGGAAAAGTCATCCGCGCCGCCATCGTAGGGTTCTGCGTTTAGCTCTGCGCTGATGCAGTCCCAATTGCTTCGCGTTAATGCGTCGGACTCTCGATGCTTTGACAGGATGCAATAATCGCCATCGGGCGAGAATCCGCCATAGTCGCGCGGATGTTTCCATGCGGTCGTTTCTAGATGCTCAATAGCGTCCATTATTAGGCTTTCAATGGTTGGAAAACTTGCGCGCATATGGCATGCGCGTTGATAGCATCAGCAATCTTTTTCGCCAATGCCTGTGCGTCGCCATCCGATAGCGCGTCGATATAAATTGCTTCGCTGTCGGGATGCGTCGATATTGAAACGGCGTATTCCATGCCGCTGTGCGGATTGTTGCGGTGGATAATTTTAATGGCAATCATTTATCGTGTTCCTTTGCCGTCAATTCTTGTGGGTTAGGGTCGTCAATTCTTGTGGGTTCCCCTATGAAACGGGGGTCGTCAATTCTTGTGGGTTTGTGGAATTGGGAAAAGTCGATTGCTTGCCCCGTACCCTCGCACGATGGGCAATTATCGCGTTGGATGCCGCGCTTACAATGGCAAGGTCCGAGCGTACGTAAAAGTTTTTTCATATTGTTAGCTGTGGCATGGTGACAGGGTTTATCATAGAACCAATGTTTTTGTGTCCGGTCTCGGGGAAAGTGTGTTCGAAATTCTCCGCTGTATATTTTGCCATTGCCGTCGATACTCTCGTTTGCGGACTAATAACGAACAAGGCGCGCAGGAAATCGCGGTGGGCCTCCCAGGACGCATATGGGCCATGCCTACCGTTGGCCGACGTTCTAGCACCATAGGCGCGCGAGTCTTTAGCGCGTAGGACTGCGCGTAAACCCGTCCCGACGTGTCGCCCGATATCTAAGCGCAGGTTGTTGGAATAGCTCGCGTTAGCTTGTGCCAGCGCTGCGTTTAGCGTTTCGATGTTGCAACGAGTGAAAAGCATTTTCTATCCTTTGAAAGTAGACTCAAGATAAACGAAACCCTGATCGGATTCATATAAAGCAATTCGTTCAACGTTTGCCAATTCGGGGAATTGTTCGATGTCGCTTGCTTCGATGTCGAATACTGCAACGCCATCGTCGTCGGAATCAGCGAAACCGTTTAGCAAGGCATCCCAAAAGTAGGGCGCATAAATTGGCTCGCCCTCGAACTTGCCAGGGTTGCGAATGATGCCATTCTCTATCGTATATTCTGCTTCGATGTCGGTGCGTTTCATGTTAGCCCCTAATGTAAATAGTTTGCGTTTCGAGTATTGCTTTGCGCGCCTCTGCGCATACTGTTGCGATCATGTCAGCAAAATAGCTGCCAGTATTCCGCCCCGTTTCACGTTTGTATTTTGCGCTTTCGATGTGGTCAGCAAATTCTTCCAATGATGTATAAACGCATCCGCCCAGGTAATCACTTGCGATTGTGTTACCGTGATATAGAACCCGCGCGCGCGCCGTGAATTGAATCCATTTGCCGCTGTTCAGATTGTCTATTATTTCCTGTTGCGCTTCGGGTTCCGAGTGTAGGTCATCTATGCCGCAATCGTCCTCAATAGCGTCAACGATAACGGTAAAGTTTTTAGTCTTAAATTCGCGGATGGTTCCAAGTGCTCGCATTATGTTTCCTTTCGAGTGAGAGTCGCATTAGATAGGCGCATGGCCTATCCATTGAAACCCCTTTCTAAAATTGGCTGGTAATCGTAAATCCGAGAGCATACTTGTTGAGTTTTAGCGCGAGACAATCCGCGTCCGATTGACTTGCACACTCGATTACAATCCGCCCGTCATAGGCCACAACGTCATAGACTTTGCTACCGTCCGACAGCGGTTTCGCGTTTACAAAGGCATCATTATTCATAATCTGCAATTCGTTTGTGTTGACCCATGCGAACGGGTTTATACGCGCGCCAAAGTTACAGAAACAACGCGCGCCCTCGTTTATCATTACCTCACAGCTAAATCCTGTCGGCGTATGGATTGCTTTCATCCTACCGTCTCCCGTTTAGCTTGTTCGATTGCAACGCGCGCAATGGCATTAATAGCGCGCAAACGTATTTGCATGTTTGCCAATCGTGTCGCGTTTGTGCCGTTGTAACAAGTCGCGTCTCCGCTGGTAATACACTCGCGTAATGCAGCGAGCAAAATGTAATAGCCTTTCGATTCTGTTTTCATTCTGTCGTCTCCGTTGTTTCCGGCTGAACAATGCCAGCGTTTAGTAGGACATAATCAGCGGCTTTCTGCGCATGCGACGCGGCAATCAATATGGCGCGCTTGTCTGCCTTGAGCACGGACAGCCAGGACTCTATGTAACTCGCATGCTCTAGCTGCGCATCGATACCAGCATGGGCACAAAGAAACGCGGCGCCCATCTCTGCTACCAATTCTTCGCGCGCGTATGCTTGATCGCCAAAGCGCTTGCCATATTCACGGGCGCACCGATCAGCATGCCCCGTCCAATGCGTTAGTTCGTGCAATGATGTGGCGCGGTATCCTGCCTGTTTATGGAATTGGGCAAATTCCGGCAATTGGATATAGTCAAGACTAGGCGAATAGAAAGCACGATCGCCGCCATGCCTGACTGTTGCTAATGCCATCATGGTATCGGCAATGCTCGCGTCGGGGCGTACACTCTCAACAGGTTCCAATGCCGGTAAATACTTTGCAGGAACGTTATCTATTTGGTCAACGTTGAAAACCGTAAACGAGCGCAACAACGGAATTGTCTTTACCTTGTCCGAGTTATCCTTATCGGTAACAGTAAAAGGTTTATAAAAGACAATCATGGAACCGCGCTCGCCCTTTCTGACTTGCGCGCCGATGCCTTGCGCTTGCTTGTATGTCATCCATGCCGCGCTCGGTCTAGCTGGAGCCCATAACAGCGGCACGTTGATACCGCGATACGCTTTGCCAGTGATTGCGTTATGCGGCATACCGCCACATTTGCCAGCGCGCCACGGACGGACCCACGGCGCAACGCCCGATTCTAATGCCGCGACAATTTTGTCTGTTACCTCTTGATATAAGTCTGCCATGATTTATCCTAAGTTTGCGAAGCAAGAAACGAAAGCAATTATTGAAAAGTAAACGATTGGAAACGCGAGCACGGCATATGCAATCAATGCGCGCCTAGTTGGTTCGGTGCGATAGTCCGCCAATGGTGCACGCGGTATTTGCCGAATAGTGGCAAGCGCAACGTTTGCGTTATATTCCGAGTGGCGCATTGCTTATCCTTTCTGTTGTCGGGCGTCGTTAGCCTGACTGTTTAACTGCTGATCTTTCCTATCGCTATAGATGCAGCAAGCATGCCAGGACTGCGAAACAGCCTAACCTATTGATTCTCCAATAGTCCGAGTAGCGTAAGACACTAGAGCGTGCGGTAGAGTGACAATCTACGGCGTCAACTAGTGCCGCTGTACGGCAGCCTAGCAATTATTATGCCTGAAGTGTAAGACACTAGAGCGGATGACATCTATATAGACTGTGCCGCTAAACTGCCCGACTGCGCAACAGCGGGGAGACCACGCCCTTAGTTGACCAAGCAATCCAGGATTCTGAGTTGATTATTCACCCAAGGCCGGGGGGTTTTTCGGCAAGAGACAAATTCGCGTAACGCAGCATGCCTAACTGCCGCACATCCCGAAATCAACTATAAAAAATTTGCCACGCCCACCAAAAAAATAGGCCGCGAAGTTTCTCGCAGCCTAACTGTAAAGTTTTTTAGCGCAACGTGAACAATGGCGTCCCAACCAGACTCAGCAGCACGTTGATAACGATCAGCAACGCGGCCAGCGCGACCACTACGCGCGCCACTTTATCGAACGGTGCCGGGATCGCCGCGTAACCGATGAACCACCACAGCAGCCCGAAGATAATGCCCATCACCACCAACCAGACAACAGCCTGGAGTAGTTCGCTGGTGTTGATCGCGGCCACGGCTGCCTGCGCTGGATCATTGAAAAGCAGCAGGAACATCACGCAGATCCCGGCAATCAGCGACAGTAAAAAGTTTTTCATACGCCTCTCCTGGAAAAGTCGCGCCCGATTCCGGCGCGTGCCCATCCTGCGCTCGCCCTAACTATTTGACAACCCTCGGCAAATGTCCTACAACCGCCCGCATGAGCAAACCACAAACGTCGCATCTGGTGAAGTTGGAGCAGCCGGACAACCCGCCGCACGTTGGCAAGGCTACGCTAGTGTTCCAACGGCCCCCGTTCCTGCCGGGGTCCACATCCAACGAGCAACTGTTGAAAGCGGTGAAGGCGGCAGCCCTCGGGGTCAGGGACGAGCACGTTGCGCAGATGCTTGGCGTGCCGTTGCAGGCGTTGGAGTATTGGACCAAGACGAAAGAGTGGAAAAGTCTCCGCGCGACCATTGCCGATCAGGTCAAGGAGATGGTGGCGCATCAGGTTCACGACATGGCGATGAAAGCACTGCGTGAGCTTAATGACCGCTTGGACTATGGCAACAAGGCGCGGCGCATCGACAAGAAAAAGAATGACGACGGCGCTACCGAGTTCGAGGAAGTCGAGTACCGCGTGCCGCTGAGTGCGACGGAGTTGACGACGATCGCCAACACGCTGTTCGACCGCGCCGATCGCCTGGATCGTGTCGCCAAGGGGCAGGACACGCCGGAGATGGAGGCGGTACGCATGCTCGCCGACAAACTGGCGCACATGGACGCCCGCGAGATCAATGGTGAAGTGGCGACGGAAGCAGATCCGCTGGACCCTGCTAGCCCGATCGATGCCGAGGAAATTAAAACGACGGTGGTGCCGGAGTGAGTAGCGTGCTCGCCCCATCCACTGCGGGCGTGGTGCTTAAAGCCCCCATCGTCGCGCAGTTTGTCAAGAATTTTCTCCTGGATCGCTACAACGACCCGATGCCCATCACGCCGTTCATGCGCCGCTGGTGGGCCTGGGCCTGCAACGACGACCCCTACGGCGCGCTGGCGGCACCGCGCGGCCATACTAAATCGACCACCATCAACCACGGCTACGGTCTCGCCGCCGGGTTGTTCCAACAGCATCCGTTCCAATTAAAAATATCCAACACCCGGTCGATCGCGGTGGAGTACCTGCGCTCGGCCAAGAACGAGATCACCGACAACCCCAAGATCAAGGCGCAGTTCGGCTTCAAGAACCTGTTGCGCGACACCGAGGACGACTTCATCGCCGAGTTCACGTCCGGCTACCAGATGCGGATGATGGCGTTCGGCAGCGAGCAGGCGATGCGCGGGGCGACCTGGGGCACCCGCCGCCCGTCGCTGGTGCTCGGCGACGACTTGGAGAACGACGAGCAGGTGATGAACGCGGAGCGCCGCGACAAGATGATGCGCTGGTGGATGAACACAGTCATGCCGATCGGTGGCCGACACACTAAATATCGCGTGCTCGGCACCGTGCTGCATCTGCAGAGCCTATTGATGGCGCTGCTCGACGATCCTAACTGGCACGGACAAATCTACCGCGCCCACGACGATCACTTTGAAAACATTTTGTGGCCGGAGATGTTTCCGCGCGAGCGGTTGGAGATGATCCGCACCAGTTACATCGCGCAGGGGAACTTGATCGGCTACAACATGGAGTATTTGAATCAAGCGGTGGACATGAGCAGTGGTTACTTCCAACCGTCCGACTTCCTGCAGATGCAGGACTATGACCACAACAAGCCGCACACCTTTTATGTCGGCGGCGACTTCGCCATTTCCAAAAAAGCGCGGCGCGACCATACGGTGTTCGAGATCGGCGGCTTGGACCCCGATGGCTTCCTCGATATCGTCGATGAACGGCGCGGGCGATGGGATGCCAACGAGATCATCAATGAAATGTTTGCGATAGAAGAGCAGTGGCACCCCGAGATTTGGTTTGTCGAGTCGGGATCGATCTTCAAAACGCTGCAGTCGATGATCGAGACCGAGATGCGGCGGCGCGGGGTGTTCCTGCACCTTAAACCGATGACGCCGATCGGCAACAAGACCGAGCGGGCGCGAGCCATACAGCGTAGGATGCGGGCGCGCGGCGTGCGCTTCAACGCCGAGACCACTTGGTATCCCGAGTTGCAGCAGGAGCTACTGCAATTCCGCGATGCGGACGAGGTAAACGACCGAGTTGACGCCCTGGCGTGGATGGGCATAGGCTTGGCGACCGAGAATTTGCCGTTGACGGTTGACGACGCGGAGGAAGAAGAATTTAAGCGCGACGAGCAACAGTCTTATTCATTGATGGGCATCTCACCTGTGACGGGATACTGATATGGACGATGGTTATAGCACCGACGACGGCGAGTTGAACCAGCGCGTCAAATTGCGCCTCGAAGATATTGTCAAGGCACCCAACCTGTGCGACTTGCTCGACGACGACACGCTCAAGGCAGTGGGTAACTTCGCCCAACAGGGCTACATGATCGACTTGGCCTCGCGCGAAGCGTGGGAGAGTCAGCAGGCCGAGGCCAACAAGCTCGCGTTGCAGGTGGTGGAGGAAAAAACTTACCCGTGGGTCGGTTGCGCCAACGTCAAGTTCCCCCTTATCACCGTCGCCGCGCTGCAGTACCACGCTCGCGCCTTCCCCACGCTGATCTCCGGTACAGAAGTGGCGCACGCTCGCGTTATCGGCCTCGATCCTGACGGCAGCAAGACGGCACGCGCCGAGCGCATCAGCACGCACATGAGTTGGCAGTGTCTCGAACAGGATGAAGCGTGGGAGGAAGAACACGACAAGGCACTGCTGGTCCAACCGATCTGCGGTTGTGCGTTCATCAAACACGCTTTTGACCAGGAGAAAGGGTACGTCACCGATCGGCTGGTGCTGCCGAAAGATTTTGTCATCAATTATTGGACCAAGGACATCCGCACGTCGCCGCGTTACACCCACGTTTTCCCGCTGACCCACAACAAGATCCGGCAACGGCAACTCGATGGCCGGTTCAAGAAGTGGGATGACGGGGAAGCGGCACCGCAGCCGTCGATGTCGCAGGACACCGGGGCGCTCAAAGAGGCGCAGGATCAGCGCCAAGGCATGCAGGAGCCAGCGCAGGAAGCCAAGGTGACGCCGTACCTGACCGGCGAGATGTATTGCTGGTGGGACTTCGACGGCGACGGCTATCAAGAGCCGTACATCGTCACCTTCGACATCGAGAGCAGCCGCGTTTGGCGCATCGTTGCCCGGTTCAATTCAACCAACATCCGCAAGACGCCGCGCGGCGAGGTTTACAACATCGAGCCGCTGCAGGTGTTCAGCAAGATCCCGTTCATCCCTTCTCCCGATGGTGGCTTCTATGATCTCGGTCTCGGCGTGCTCGAAGGACCACTCAACGAGTCCGTCAACACCGCCATCAATCAAATTTTCGACGCCGGAACCATGTCTACTTTGGGTGGTGGTTTCGTTGGCCGAGGATTCAAAAGCAAAGGTGGTCCGTTTACCTTCCGGCCTAACGAGTGGCATCCGACCGACGCGCCTGGGGATGACCTGCGCAAAAATATTCTACCGCTTCCTGTTAGAGAACCCTCAAACGTACTTTTTCAACTGATCGGGTTTCTCGTTCAGTACGGCGAGCGCATCGTCAGCGCGACAGAAATTCAAGTGGGCGAGTCGCCCGGTGCTAACCAGAAGGCGGAGACGACGCGCATCCTCAACGAGAACGGCGCGCGGGTGTATACCGCGATCTACAAGCGCACATGGCGGGCGATGCGCGATGGCTTCCGCATCCGCTACGACTTGAACGCTTCTTTCCTCGAAGCGGATATCGACTACACCAATCTGACGACCGGCAAAGGCGCGATGATCTCGGTGCAGGACTATCGCGGCGACAAGATTTATGTGGTGCCCGCCGCCGATCCCACGGTGATGAGTCAATCGGCGGCAGCGGAGCAGGCTTCGATGCTGGTGAAGAACGCGATGACGCTACCGGGCCACAACAAGTACAAGGCGATCCTGCGCGCGTACAAGCTGCAGAAGATCCCCAACATCGACGAGATCATGCCGCCCCCCAAGGGACCGGACCCGAAAGATCCGCAGAAGCAGATCGAGCTACCCGACTTCCCGCCGCAGCCCAACGTGAAAATGTTGGAGGTACAGGTCAAGCAAAAGCTGCAGGAGTTGAAAGAGAAAGAATTTCAAGCGGAGCGCATGGATAACGAGATCGAGATGCAGGTCCGTATCCTCAAAGAGATGGCGGAGATCGACGAGCTACACGCCAAAGCGCAGAAAGAATTGTCGGAAGCCGAGGGCGTCAACACCGGACATGCCATCGCTCTTATCAACACCGAGATAGCCGCACGCAAGCATGGGTTGGATCACATGCTTGGCATGCTTTCGTTGTTCAAGAAGAAAGGAGCAAGTAGTGGAAACGGATCTCAGCCAATCCCCGCAGGGGCCGGAGTGGGTAGCGTGGAAGCGAGCAAGCCTGACGCAAGCGTTCCTGCAAGCAATCCGCCTGTCCATTGAGGATGCCAAGAGCGCGTGGGCCAACGGCAATTATGGTTCAGTGCCGAGCGTCGATGCTGCCGCGATCGGCAGTGTCAATGCGTTGCAGAAGATGGAAGCGTGGATCGACGGCATCGCAATGAAAGGCGACGATGGAAAATAATTCGGGTATTACCCCAACCGGCGACATGATCCTGGTGGAGCCGTTCGAGTTAGAAGAAAAAACGGAGTTCGGTATCGTCATCGCACAAGGACAAATCGCCAAGGAAAAGATGGCGATGTGCGAGGGCCGCTTGGTGGCGATCGGTGGCAAAGCATCGCTCGAACCGCGCCTCGAAGGGATCGTACCCGGCGACTTCATCATGTTCGCTAAATGGTGCGGCCAGCCGAAGAAAGGCAAGGACGAGCGCGACTATCGGTTAATGCGCGCGGCGGATGTGATGGCGAAAATCGAAGCCCCGAGTCTCGATCTGCCGAAGATCCGCATGCCCTTGAATCCTGCGGCTGAGTTTGCGATAGATTGACAACCCCTTGATTCTGAGATAGAAGGAGCACCACTATGCCCCCCGAAGTGAACGCTACTCCAACCGAGCCGCACGACCCCCGTGTGCTCGATTTATCGGACATCGACGCCGATCCCCCCAAACGTGTCAACGGCAACGGTGCCGACGACACCAGCACCACGATCGTTGATGACAGCGAAGGCCCATCCGCCGAGACCATCCAACGCGCAACGGAGATGGGGTGGGCACCGAAGGATAAATGGCGCGGTGATCCTAACGCCTGGATCGACGCCGCCGAGTTTGCCAAGCGCGGCGATTTCGTTCTGCCGATCGTCAAGAAAGAACGCGACGAGCTACGCGAAGAAACGCGCGCCCTCAAAGCGCAGATGGCCGAGCTTACGCGCAGCACGCAGGAAGTCGTCAAGTGGCAGCGTGAACAAGCCGCTGCCCGCGCGCTGCGGGAAAAGAATGGGCTGATCTCCGACCGCAAGGAAGCGCTCGAAGCGGGCGACATGGATCGCGTCAACGAGATCGACATGCAGTTGGCCGACGTGCGCGACAAAGAGCGCACCGCTGCGGCGCCCGCAGCGAAACCGCAAGACACCGAATCAGCGCGGGTGTTCGCCGATTTCCTGCAGGATAATCCCTGGGTGAAGACCGACGTGGATCTGCAGGAAGCGATGACCATCGAGAGCACCAATCTGCGCGCCGCAGGCACCACGAAATCAGGCCGCGCCTTCCTCGATGCGGTTGCTGATCGCGTCAAGCGCATGTACCCCGATAAATTCCGCCCGCAGCGCCGCGCACAGATGAACGAGACCGACACCATGCACGGCGACGCATCCAACGGCGGGGTGATGCGGACGTTCAGCAACTTGAAATCGGATCGCCAAGCGCTTGCGAAGAAATGGAATGAGCAAGGCGTGCTGACCATCAAAGAATATCTGGCTCAGTGCGAGCCGTCCGACTTCAGGAGCTAGACGTGAACAAACAGAATCGTGATCCCGCAATAGCCGCAGCCCAAAATTCCGACCTTGGTGTTGACGTTACTGCGTTGACGCCGGAAGAAACGAAGGTCAATCCGCCGTATGTGGGTGACGCG